CATTTGGTGTTAATAATGTAAACGTTGCAAACGCCGATTTAGCATCAACGTCAAATGATGCGTGGTACTACGGTTTATTTGACTATAGTCAAGGAAACAACAATGTTAATTCGTACTTTGGGTATGGATTTGGTTCTGTTTTAAATAGTATCACAGGATTAACTGGTGGTGTTTACTCAGGTAGTATGAAAACATATATTACTAATTATTCGGGATCGCCTTACTCTGAGTTTGATGATATGGTTGTCGCAACTTTAAGATCAAGAGGTGTTACAAATTACTCAAGTACACAACACGGACCATTATTCCAAGTTACAGGAACAACTGACGTTACAATTGATTGTAGTGGTGGTTATTCTGCGGTAACTAAAAATCCATACGAAACCTTTGTTGTTTCAGGTATTACTAAAGATGGGAATACGTTTAGTTTTGAAACATCATTAACAACAACAGATTCTGAATATATTTCTAAAGTATTTGGAAGAAGTAACTTTGGTAAGGACAGAACTGAAGTTCCGTTATTTGTTGAAGAGTCATACTCAAGTCTATTACAAACAGGTTACAGAGATGGTAAAATTAGAGGTTTATATTGTGATTTAGTTGCATTACCTGGTGTTACAGATACTACAAGTAATGACTACTCAGATTCGTTAGGTTTTTATTTAGAACAATATCAAACACCTGAAACACCTTTCTTGGTGTCTGAGTTAAGAGGTAATAAAGTTTACAAACTTTTCAAATTTAAATTAATTTCTGATGGTAATGCAGCAAATAGACTTGTAAAAATGTCTATTGGAAATATTTCATTCGCAAACGGAACGTTTGATGTGTTTATTAGAGATTTCTTTGATAATGATCAAAATGTTAGAGTTATTGAAAGTTTCACTAACTGTTCTATGGATCCAAACCAAAACAACTATGTCGCTAATAAAATTGGTACATCTAATGGTGAATACCAAGTTAAGTCTAAATATGTGATGTTAGAAATGAGTGACGAGGCACCAACAGACGCACTACCTTGTGGGTTTGACGGATATGTTACAAGACAATATGCAAATGCAACACCACCATTTATGGTTTACAAAACTGAATATTTAAAAGCGGGTGATGTTATTTATAACCCACCTTTCGGTTCATCTTCAGGTGGAGATAACGCAGTAATATCTAACGGTGAAAATCCAAGAAGAGCTTACTTAGGTATTTCAAACATTACAGGGGTTGATTACGATTTCTTTGAATATAAAGGTAAACAAATTCCTGCAAACTTAGGTACTGATACTACAGGTATTAGTTGGGCGTACAGAACTAAAGGTTTCCATATGGATAGTGGGGCAACTGTTGTTACAATGTATAACGTTTTAACATCAGCATATACACAAGCGTTTGAGGTTGGTGTTGGATCATTTAATAGTGAACCAACTGATACTGATAATCCTTACTACAAATTAAATACACGTAAATTTACATTGTATCCTTATGGTGGATTCGACGGATGGGATATCTATAGAGAATATAGAACAAATGGTGACACATTCGCATTAGGACAAGTTGGATTTAAGTTTGGGGCGGCACCATCGGTAACATACCCAACAGCATCAGGATGGGGAGCATTTAAACAAATTTCAGGACCTAACCAAGAGACTTGGGCAAATACTGACTATTATGCATACAAAATGGCTCAAAGCTCGTTTGCTAACCCTGAGTCTGTTAACATTAACGTATTTGCAACTCCAGGTATTGATTATGTAAATAACTCAAACTTAGTTGAGGATGCTATCGATATGATTGAAACGGACAGAGCGGATTCAATCTACATCTGTACTACACCTGACTTTAATTTATTCTTACCAACATATGGTGATATTGAAGAAGGATTAATCTACCCTCAAGAGGCTGTTGATAATTTAGAAAGTACGGGTATTGATTCTAACTATACGGCATCTTACTACCCTTGGATCTTAACTAGAGATAGTGTGAATAATACTCAAATTTATTTACCACCAACAGGTGAGGTTGTTAAAAACTTAGCATTAACTGATAACATCGCATTTCCTTGGTTTGCATCAGCAGGTTACACAAGAGGTTTAGTAAATTCAATAAGAGCCCGTAAAAAATTAACTCAAGAAGATAGAGATACTCTTTACAAAGGTAGAATTAACCCAATCGCAACGTTCTCTGATGTTGGTACTGTAATTTGGGGTAACAAAACAATGCAAATTAAAGAATCTGCACTTGATAGAATTAATGTTAGAAGATTGTTGTTACAAGCTCGTAAGTTAATTTCAGCAGTGGCTGTGAGATTATTGTTTGAACAAAACGATGACAAAGTTAGACAACAATTCTTAGACTCAGTAAACCCAATCTTGGATTCAATTAGAAGAGATAGAGGTTTAATTGACTTTAGAGTTACGGTTTCTAACACACCTGAAGATTTAGATTCAAACACTTTAACGGGTAAAATATTCTTAAAACCAACAAGAGCGTTAGAGTATATTGACATCGAGTTTGTTATCACACCAACAGGAGCATCATTTGATGACATCTAATAAAAACAAAAAATAAAAGGATGGGGAGTAGAAATACTCCCCATTTGTATATTTATCTAAAAAAAGATTATGAAAATAGAAAAAAAATTAATCAAAGAAAGTGTGGGTATTAATAAAAACGAACCACAAACTTTTTCAGTTAAAAAACAAAACATTGTAATTACTGAATCACAATTAGAAAAACTATTAGAAAAACTTAAAAAATAATGAAATACACTAAACAGATTTATAAATATGTTTTTAAACAAAAATTAATTGAGGGGTTTAATGACGTAGGTAGTCCTGATTTAAAATATTATGCATTTGATTGGGATGACAATATTGTGTTTATGCCAACAAAAATTATGGTTATGTCTGAAAACGAGGAAGAGGTTCCTATATCTACTGAAGACTTTGCGGAACATAGACATCAGTTGGGTAGTGAACCATTTTCTTATAAAGGTACCACTATTGTTGGGTATGCACCTAACCCTTTTAGAAATTTTAGAGTAGAGGGAGATAAGAATTTTATTATAGACTCAATGGTTGCAAGTCCCGGTCCTTCGTGGAATGATTTTGTTGAATGTATAAATGGGGGTTCTATTTTTGCGATTATCACAGCAAGAGGTCATACACCTGAAGTATTAAAAGAAGCAGTATTCAATTATATTGTTTCTAATCACAATGGAATAAATTCAAAAACTTTAGTTGAAAATTTAAAAAGATATAGGAATTTAAATACTGAAGAAGTGTTTGAATCGGTAAAAGATTTACAATTCCAAGATAAGGATTTAATACAGGAGTATCTTGATTTGTGTAAATACGAACCTGTAACTTATGGAGAAGGTGATGCGTCGAACCCTGAAGAAGGAAAAATTAAAGCAATGAGAAATTTTATTTCATATTGTAGACAAATGGCTCAAGAGATTGCAAAAACGTCAGGATATAAAGGGAACCCAATGTTTAAAGACGACATTTCAAATAATGAGGTTTTACCTGTAATTGGTTTTTCAGATGACGACTTAAAAAATGTAGAGAAAATGAATGACTTTTTAGAAAAAGAATATTCAGAAAAACCAGTAGATATATATTTAACTAAAGGAGGAGAAAAAATTAAATATAATAAATAATTATTATAATATCTAGTCTAGTAGAAGAATAATTTTTATATGGAACAAAGTAAATAGAAAAAAAATAAATAATACGATATTTATATTAAAATAAATAAAACAAATAAAAAAATAGACAATGGCTGATTTATTAATGAAAATGCCCTTTCAGTACGAACCTAAAAAAAGTAATAGGTTTATATTGAGTTTCCCTTCTTCTTTGGGGATTAATTCTTGGTATGTTGAAAAAGCATCTAGGCCAAGTATTAAAATAGATACAAAAGAGATTAAATTTTTAAATACTCAAACATATGTTGCGGGATTCTTTAATTGGGAATCAATTGCGGTGACTTTAAGAGACCCAATCGGTCCTTCAGCATCTCAAGCAGTTATGGAGTGGGTTCGTTTGCATGCGGAGTCTGTAACAGGACGTATGGGTTATGCTGCGGGTTATAAAAAAGACGTGGACTTAGAAATGTTAGATCCAACAGGAGTTGCGGTTGAAAAGTGGATATTACAAGGATGTAGTATCACGGATGTTAAATTCAACAGTGTTGGATATGATAGTAGTGATATTATGAAAATTGATATGACATTACAACCTGACAGATGTATATTAGTATACTAATTATTTTTTTCAAAAACAAACTAAACCCATCTACTAAGGTGGGTTTTTTATTTACAATAACTTTTTTCAAATTATTTTTAAAATAAAAATTATTATGGATAATGCTTTAGATTACGGACAACAACAATTTAATTTACCACATGATGTTGTAAAACTACCTTCTCGTGGAATTTACTATACACCAAAAAAAGAATCACTTAAAGTCGGATATTTGACAGCGGCGGATGAAAACGTATTAATGTCACCAAACAATACGAAAGACGGAGTTATTAAAACATTATTAAGAAGTAAAATATACGAACACGGATTTGACATTAATCAAATGATTAACGTTGATGTTCAAGCAGTATTAATATTTTTAAGAAATACTGCGTTTGGTTCGGAGTATGAGTTTACTATAAGGGATCCAAAAACTAATTCAACATTTGAGACAACAATTTTATTAGATGAGATAAATTACTTATCACCAAAACATACACCAAATGATGAGGGATTATTTGAGTTTGAATTACCAAAAAGTAAAAAGAAAGTTAAATTAAAACTTTTAACTTTGGGGGATGAAAGTGAAATTGACAAACTTGTTGATCAATACCCAAAAGGTATGGTTGCACCTGTAATCACAAAAAGAATAGAAAAACATATTGTTGAATTGGACGGTAATAGAGATAAAGGTAGTATTGCGACATTTATCAACCAAATGCCAATTTCAGATTCAAAAGATATTAGAAAATTCATTTCAGAGTGTGAACCTAAAATGGATTTAGATAGAAAAGTTATAGCCCCGTCTGGAGAAGAGGTAACCATTGGTGTTACCTTTGGGGTTGAATTTTTTCGGCCTTTCTTCCAATCATAAAAAAACCACATTAGACGAGTTTTATTATTTAATAAAATTTGCAAACTTTTCATATTCAGACGTAATGAATATGCCAACTTTTGAACGTAGATACTTTATTGACAAATTGGTTGAGGAGTATGAAAAAAAATCAGAATAATCTATTTATTAAATAAAGAAAACATATGTGGTTATTTAATGTGGAACCTAATGAATTTACTGATGGGTTAAAAATTTATACTGAAGGAGTTAAAAACTTATATGAGGCGGCTAAAAAGTCGATAATACCTGAAAATAATATTGAAATTTTGACTTCTATGGAGTCAAAGGCTAAATCAATTCAAAGAACGATGTCTGGCGTAATGATTGAACCGGGGAGTGCAATTAAATTCAGAGAAAAAATTGAGGATATATATTACGGAGTTAATGGGGTAAATAAGGGAATTGTGTCAATTAATGGCACGGTTAAAGATATTACCGACGGGATGCAAGGGTTATATGATGCTTTAGGTAGGGCTGTAGTACCATCTTCGGCAGTTCTTGAAAAAATGGTAGAAATGTCAAAGGCAACGGGAATTGGAACTCTTGAGATAGGAAAAATGACAGGGGAGTTTATGAAACTAACTTTTTCACAAGAAAAAAGTATGAAACTAATAAATAGTATTAGTGAGTCAGCAAGAAGAAGTGGTTTAAATGTAAAATCTGTTTTAACTGAAGTACAGAAAAATATATCAAAAGTAAATGCCTATAATTTTAAGGGCGGAGTAGATGGACTAACAAAAATGGTTTTAGAGGCTCAAAGATTAGGATCAACTATTGATGATATTGGAGCAGCAAGTTTAGGACGAAGTTTTGCTTTTGATCCTGAAAAGGCGATAGAAGCGGCGTCTTCAATGTCAATGTTAGGTGGATCTATGAGTGATTTAATGAACCCATTTCAATTAATGAATATGGGGGCTAATAATGTTGGTAAACTACAAAATAATTTACTTGAAATGTCTAAGTCGGCATTTAAAGTGAATCAAGCCACAGGCGAGATTGAAACTAACGCAATCGCTCAACAAAGATTATATGAACAATTAAAGGCGTTTGGTAAAGAAGGTGAATATGATAAATTTATTAATATGGGACGAGAAAGTGCTAAACAAGCTATGATAGTTCAAAAGGTTAGTGAAAGTGGGTTAGGTAATCTTTTTGGTGAAGGTAAGATGTTCGATGAAAAACAACAAGGATTAATTTCACAGTTAGCTGAAATTGGTCCGGGAGGTAAAATAACATTAGATTTACCTGGTGTTGGTAATATATCGGATTTAAGTAAAACATTAAAAGATAATCCAGATGCTATAAAGTCGGCATTAGAAAAATATGACAATTTAGCAAAAAAAACGGATAGACAAATCGCAGAAAGTAACTTAACAACAGTTGAGGAACAGTTGGTTGTCCAAAAAACTATAGAGCAGGCTATTTTAAGACAATTTAGTGCCAAAGAAAGAACTGGCATTATAGAAGAAGCTAAAGCGGCATTGAAAATTGCTCAAGAAGGTGCGGAAAAATATACCGCAAATTTTGCAACTGAGGCTGTAGACGCATTAAAAAAAGGAAAAATTGTAGAGGGGACTGAAAAAAACGTGAAGGATTCTGAAATGACCGTTCTTGAAGAACAAGCTCTTAGAGATAAAAATAAACCAAAACGTCAAACAGGTGAAGATGAATTCTTTGGTGGGGGAACTAAAAGGTTATCAACAGGTAAGGGCGAAATGTTTAGTTTTATAAAAGAAGATCAAGCAGTTTTTGCTCCAGACTTAGATGAAAAATTAGGAGTTTTAAAGGCTTCATATATGAAAATGAAAGATTTTGAAA